CGCCGTTGACCGCATTGATGAGCAGCGCTTGGCCCGCGTTGGTCTGCGGCACGCTGTTCTGGCCGAAGAGCAGGTCCGCCACCGAGTACTGAATGTCGCTGCACAAGTAGTCGATATTCAGAATCTGGTCGAGGAACTCACCATTGGCGACCGTGCCCTGCTCGAGGCCTTCGAACGCGCCGTTGTTGTAGCTGGCGTAAACGTTCATGTTGAGGCCTTCGAGCGTGTTCGCATCCTGCTGCGACAGCGACCCGGAGAAGTTGCCGAACTCAGGGCTGGCCCCGAGAATCTGTTTAAACTTCATGGTGAAGAAGCTGTTCGCGAGGCCCGTGTTCAGGCCGCAGCAGACGCCCAGCGCGCCAGCGGCGATGTATGCGTTGTTCGGCGCACCGCCGCCCTGCGTGGTGGAGAAGATGCCGAACGCGCGAGTGTATTCCGCGGTCTGGAGAGCGGCCGCCACGTTGCCGCTCGCGTTGTAGCGGACGGCGGTGCCGGACGTGTTCCAGAACAGGCACATCGAGGGAGCCGAGGCCTGCGCGAACTCAGCCAGCGCGGTGATGTCCGCGTCGACCGTGCCGCAGCAGAAGAAGCCCCACCATGCCGGTGATGCAATGCGGCAGGCGGTGACGGCTTCAAGATACGACTCGCCCAGGGCGGTGACGTCAATCGTCAGCCCGGTGCCGGTGCCGCTCAGCGCGGTCGTCGCAATGTTGTTAGCAACGGTCGCGCCGGTGCCCTGTTGGATGATCACGAAGGTCGTGACCACGCCCGCCGCAACGCCGGTGACCTGTCCGATTGCGCCGGTCACGCCGGTAATCGAGAACTGGTCGCCGACCGCATAGCTGGTGCCGTGAGTGGTGCCCAGCATCGCGGTGCCGATGGCGGTGAGGTCCTGCCGGCCGACGTCCAAGAACTGCGGGGACGGCGATTGGCCGAAGTACATCTCGGCCGCCTCGTATTCCGGCATCGAGCTTGTGAAGCCGTCGGCGATCATGCCCGCGAGGCTGGAATACTGCCGCACGCGGGAATTGGCACCCTGCGACGGGATGATAGCGCTCGGGCCTACGATCAGGCCCACATTGAACGTCGGTGTCGTCGCCGATTGAGCGCTGACGCTCACGGTGACGTCGATGATGTTCGACAACGGCAAACTCTGCAGGCCCATGGGCGAGCTCCTTCGGTTTGGTTATTGGCTTACGACGAAATCGACTTCGTCGATGGCGGTCTCGACGGCCACAGCAACGCTGACCACCGAATTGATTGGCGAGACGGTGGAGGTCACCAGCTCGTTGAAGCGCATGCTGTGGTGGACCCGCTCCCAGTAGCGACCCTGAAACTTCTCGGGCGCGCGGATGACAGCGGATAGCTCCCCAGTCAAAAACAGGCCATACCCTGGGTTTTGATAGAGACCCTGCCCGAGGATGCCGTGGAAATAGTCCATGAAGATTGCGTCGCGGATGATGCGAGCGTTGTCGAAGCTGTTCGGCCCGTAGTGGTCAAACGCGAATTCCCAGACGCGGTGGTATGCGGTGACCGATTGGAAGTTATCCCCCACCGCCACCAGCTGCTCGTTGCGCAGCTTGTCGTATGGGTCGTCGACAAGGAACGCCGAGACGAAGCACACATCGTCGCCCTGCTCCCACGCTGGCTGCGATTGCGGTGCCCAGATGCTTCGCACCTTCGAGAAGAAGGTCTCTGAATCCGTCGCGTAACCGAGCATGATGCCGGTGATCGTGACGAGGAGAAGGTTGACCTCCGACAATTGCAGCGCGTCGGAGACGAGAGTTTGTCCGCCGGCCGGGACCGGGATGCCGCTATAGTCCGTGGTCACGGTGCCCATCAGTCGCCCTCCTGCCGCACGCCGATGGCCCGGTAATATCCGAAGTCCTCCCACGGATAGACGTGGACCACGCGATAGGTGTATCCGCGCCAGCTGATGATGTCGGCCAGGCTGGGCGTCGTCTGCGAGCCAGCGCTGTGATAAATGGGAGCCGTGCTATGGAACTGCATAGCGCCGGTGATGCGATCACCCTCGGGAAGGACCTCCGCATCCTCGGCCGTGGCTGGCTGGATGACGCCCCACATCGGCACGGTATATGGCTCGCCTTGGAAGCCTGCGCCCTGCTCGCCGATGCTCCAGACGCCCGGCGTGCGGGTGAGCGTGAACGCCTGCGCCGCGAAACCGTCGTTGACGATCTCGCTCATATCGACTTCGGGCATGGTGCCTCCTAATTGCCGACAGCGAACATGTAGCCGAAGGTGTTTGTCCCGTCGGTGTTGCCGACCTTCTGGTGGACCACGACCTGCGAACTCAGACCGCACGTCCCGATGGTCTGCCAGAGATCGTCCGAGGACGCCGTTGCGCTGGCCTCGTTGGTCGAAATACTCGAGTGGAAGCAATGGTTCGGGAACGCGATGGGCCAGCTGACGGTGGCCGTATACACGTCGTTGGTGTCGTTCGGAATCGTCGGCGAGACGGTCCACTGCAGGATGATGCCGTTTGGCAGCTTCGTATAGCCGCTATTCGCCTGCGTGCTGGGCGTCGAGGCGCAGAGCGCTCCGCCGTTCGCTGCGATGCCATAGGCGGTGCCGGTGGACCCGCAGGTCGACGGCGTCGGGCTAAGGCTCGTCGCGCTGCCCATGACGTTACCGACGAAGGTGTTCGTCGCTGTGACCACGGTGCCGGTGATATTCGCAGGGGCGGAGCCGCCGATGACGGTGGAATCAATCGTGCTGTTGACCATCGCAACACCGGTCATCTTTGTCAGGCCATACGCTGCGAGAGCGACGCCCAGCACGCATCCGAGGACTAGACCACTTTTACGGAGGTTCATTTGTCAGCCTTCCTTTACTACGAACGTGATGGCTTTGCGCATGTTGCCCGAGTCCACCAGCGTCGTCACTATGCCGCTCGTGTCGCCGCCCGCCTTCTCGATGGCGCGAAGCGCTTTTTCCTGAGCCTGTGGTGAGAGCTTGCCGAGCTTGCGAGCGATTGTCTCGTCGGAGTCCGGTGCCCAGCCATTGCGCGGGTCGCGGAACCATGCCTGCGCCGCGATCTGGGCGGCCAGGCCAGCTTCCTTGAGGCCCATGAGTGCCTGAGCTTCGTCGCCGCGCAATGTCGCGCGCGCCGCTTTCTCGAATCCCCTCGAGATCTTCTGGTGGTTGCCGTCGGCCTTGATCGCCGGTTCCAGCACCGGCCGGGCCGGGATGTTTTGCAGCGGTGAGCCGTGGGTGTGGATGAAGAGGAGTTCGGCATTGTTGATGTCGGGGTGCGCCGGGTTGTCGTATGCCTTGTCGCGCGGGATGCCGACATAGACGCGCATCTTCTTCATTTTCTCGACAGCCGCCATGATCTGCGGCTGTTTCGACTTGCGGGTTACGGTGACCGGAGACTTCTGTGGGTTAGCGGCCACCGTGCGCCTCCTTGATGTACACCAGCGCGTCCACCACCAGCATGGCCAGCAAATAGAGAGCGGCCAGGCAGAGAGCGACGCGCGGCTTCATGGGGCTACCAGCAGAACACTGGACGCGAGCCGATGCCAGCAGCCACCGTGGCGTATTGCACGCCGAACGTCGTCTCCTGATATGCGCCCCAGTCCTCGATGCCCGTCACCAGCTGCGAGCCTGCGCTCACATCACCGGCCGACTTCGAGATCAGGATGCCCTTCTCGAGACCGGCCGATGCAAGCTGCCCAGCCGACGTGAAGTTGCCCTGCCCGACGCCGTAGCTGCGCAGCCAGAGCGTGCAGTAATGCGCGATGAAGTTGCACATGCCGATATACCACCCAGCGCCCCACTTCGTGGCGTCGAGCGATGCGTTGGCGAGCGCGATATAGGCATTTGTAACCGCAGGTGGAACATATGACCCGGCCGCGCCGCTCGGGTAATACGTGACCTGTTCCGCGGCGACGAAGTAGGGCATTGGCTGATTGACGGTGAAAGTAATCTCGTCGTCGATCGCAATCGTGACGACGGTGCCAATCGGGATGTCGGGGCCGGAGATTCCCATGCCCGGCTCGATGCCGCCAGGCCCAGTCTGGAATGGCTCGCTCGCGCGGAGGACGTTCGAGTCGGCATCAAGCTCGCAGGTGATCTGCGTGCCCAGGCCACCGAACTGCGGATAGATCGACAGGAAGTCGGTGAGGGCGAACGGGGGATTCGAACCGGTGTTGTTGGTGTATCCGGCCGCGCCGAAGAGCGGCCACCACTCACACAGGCCGATAGGCCATCCCCAATTGTCTGCGATGAACGCGTCGTAATCAGGGACGGCCATGGCTTAGACCGTTCCTACGTTGCCGTTCTCGTCGGACAGGCCTTTGGGCGGTGCGGGCGTCTTGCCGAGGCCAGCAGCGTCGACAGCAGCCTGCGCCTTCGCTTTGGCTTCCTTCACCGCGTCGCTATCCGACGGTCCCGAACCGGGTCCATCGAATTCACCGGACGTCGGCAGGTTGCTCGAGCCGACCGGCGAACCGGAGGCCTGCGCGGATGCCTTCGCTTTGGCGACAGCGTCGGCGACCTTCGCGTTCTGCTTGTCCATCGTGTCCTGATCGACCTTGGCGCGTTCCTTCGCGTCCTTGTCGAGTTTTGCCTGTTCCTCGATGTCACGCTCGGAGATGTTGGGGACGTTGCCGCCGCCAGTGATCTCGAGAATGGACTCGTCGGAAACGGCGAGGTGATACAGCGGGTCCTCGGCGATGAAGCTCGGGACGTTTTGCGGCTTCGGATTGGCCTGCACGGTGAACGGCTGGTGTCCGGCGACGCGGAAGATGAAGCTCTTGGTGCTGATAATCTTCATGCTCTCTCCTGAAAGAGGCCGGGAGCCTTTCGGCCCCCGGTCTGCTTTGCTTTCCTGCGGTTTGTGGTGCGGCCGGTTAGATGCCGTCCAAGTAGAAGGCGGTCTGCGGACGCAGCCACTGCAGCTGGCCGATGCAGCCGTTGAACAGGGAGCTATACGAGCCGCCCTTGTCCGTCGACGGGACCGTCATCACCTTCTGGATTGGCTGGGGAACCTGCAGCTTCACGCACTTGCGGTCGTTGCGATACACGACAGCGCGGTTCGTGCCGCCCGTTCCCTGACCGGCAATCCACGGGTCCGGCAGCGGCAGGATTTTGAAGTCGATGCCGTTGGCCTTCGCCGTGTTGTTGCGCGTCACGTATTCGAGAATTGACCCATACGCCCCAATGTTCATGGGCTGCTGGATGTAATTGAAATTCTCGAAGGGGATGAGCATCGTGTCCGGATAGCCTTCGTTCGAATAACCGGAAGCCTGCAGCGGGGTGATGATCGCAGCGTTGATGTCGGCCTGAATCTGGTTCGGCGTCTTGTTGACCCACAGGGTCGAAGAGCCGGTTCCAGTCGCGGCCGCCAGCGCAGCGGTCACAGCGCCGTTGTTGACCAAGCCCGGATCTCCGAGGAAGCCGAGATACGTGACATAGTCGAGCGCTTTGTTCCACGTCAGCTGAACGCCATCTTCCAAGATGTCTTGGAAGTTGAAAGGCGCCGGAAGACCGTTGGCCATCGCGAACTCGAGCTTCTTCAGCTGGAGATACGTGACGAGCATGCCGGCCTGCCAGATGTACGCCTTCCAGACGCCCTGATTGAGGGTCGCCTGAATCAGCGGCGTGTCCGTGTTGTCGGTGCCCTGCAAGCCGTACTGATTGCCGCCCGTGGTGCCGAAGTCGGTGGCATAGCTTACGAGGTAGTCGGGGAATCCGCCACCGGTCTCAATGTAGACGTCCCGGTCGTGGGTTACCGCGGCTAGAGGTTTCGTGATCTCGGTCGAGACCTTTCCCAACATGGAGTTGAGGAAGGCCAGGCCCGAAGACCCGGCAGCGTCGAAAGCAACGCTGCCATCATAGGAACTGCGACGACGATGAGCCATGATGTCTGGTTTCCTTTCGTTACGCTGACACGCGGTTGGGCATCACGATTTCCATGCTGCCGTTTGCATCTTGCACGCCGGTGCGGAAATACACACCAGAGAGCGCGACGGTGTTGCCGCCATCTGCCACCGCTTCGAAGTCGCCGACGAGGCCTGCGGGGATGGAGCCGTTGAGGGCGGTGCGGACGTACACCGTGCCACCCGCGACAGCAGAACCGCCGCCGTTCGCGATGTTGACGAGGATGTAGCCGTCGACGAGATATTCGCCGATGCCGCCCTGGGCATAGGAGCCGGTCGGTGTTGCACCAGGGGTGGTGGGGAAGGTCAGGTTCGTCTTGACCTCACGCACCGCGACGCCAGCGAACCGGCCCGCAGTGAATGTCCCGCCGAGAGCGATGAAGTCTGCAATCGACTGGATGGTGCCGCCGGTGGCGTCGGGCACCATAACGACGCCCTGCCCGAAATAGATCGGGTTGGTGGTTGAAGGCTTCACCTGCCGCGCGAGGATGCCGCGGAGACCGAGACGAGTGACGCTGCCCGGGAAGCCCTGATTCAGGCCAGTTACAGGAATGATTGCTCCGAAAGGGGCCATGGTTATTTCACCTCTCCGCGCTTCGCGGCACGAGACTTCGCATACGCCTCGTCCGTTTCACGCTTTTGCTTCATCAGTGGGGATTCGGGCTGGCCAGAGAACGGGTCGCTGTCCTTGCCGGTGGAGACGGCCGCGGCTTGTGCGAAGCCACCATAGCCGCCTTTGCCCTTGTCCCCTGAACGGACAGCAGGCTGGAGGCGTTTGAGTTCGCTGTCGAAGGCACCCTTCAAGCGCGGGTCCTTGGAGCGGGCGATAGCGGGGCGGAGACGCTTGAGAACTTCCAACGCGCTGTCGGTCGCCGCGCTGGGGTTTTCAGGCTTCTCTTCCTCGGAGAACGGCTCGATGACGGACGCGCCATCGTCCTCGGCTTCGGACATATCTTCGTCCTCGGCGTCGGCATCCTCGGCCTTGGCGTCCTTGCCCTTGGACTTCTCGTCGTCCTCATCGTCCTTGTCGGCATCGAGGGCGGGAGCGCCGGAGAGCAGGTTGTGAAGCTCGGCGATGTCCGCTTCGCCCGAGTTTGCCATGGCGTCGCGTTTGTCGCAGAGCATGTCCACGGCCTTGTGCATGCGGTCGCGATAATCGCTGCCGCCTGCATCCTTGCCCTTGGAGCCGCTGTCTTTCCCGCTCGATTTCTCGTCGGACTTGTCGTCCTTCTTCGAGCTCTCAGCTGCGCTGTCGAAAGCTAGTTCCTTGACGGCTGCAGCCACTTCTTCAGGGGGCGCGTCCTTCGCAAATTGCGACAGGCCGAGCCCGATGAAGTAGTCCTTGTTTTTCTTCACGGGGTGTTTCTCCTTCTCAGTTTGTGGAGCTGCATCCGCCAGCCGCGCCGCCGGGCCTGCTCGACCCTTTGGTACGACTGCGACATGGTTCCCTCGAATGTCGACCTGCAGAAGCCGGTCGCCCATTTTTGCGAGGTGATATTTATAACCGCACGACAGATAGCGGACACCGGCGTCGATCTTGGAGATGAGGCGCTGGTCGATCACACGCACATCGCCAAGCAACGGCAGGTCGCCCGATTCCAGAGGCTCGGTCCCCTTCCGGACGTTCTGGATGTGGCCACCGTGGTACTCGATGGCATCGTCGCAACTGAGCATCTCGCCGGTATCCGGATGCTCGTCGGTCAGGCTCACGCCTTCAAAGCTGGCGATGGTGGCGGCGGAGAATACCTCCTCCGGGTCCCGCCACAGCGTGAGTTCGGTGTCGTCGTCGACGGTGATGCCGAGGGCTGCGCGTTCGGTCGCGCTGATCTCCTTGGCCTTGTAAACCTGTGTCCCGGTGCGTGCGATCACCGCATTGCGGTAGATGCGGAAGCCGTCGTCGGTCTCTACCGAGTTCGGCCCCAGCTTCACGCCGTAATATGTGACCTTCGCGTCGAGCGCTGTGGACATGATGCCTCCTATTCGGCGGGCTGGTCTTCGTCGTCGACGGGTGGTTCGGCTTCAATCGTCGGCTCGAGCGCCGGTGCCGGTTCTTCCTGCTCGGCGTATTCGGCCAGGCGGGCCTCCTGCGCAGCGATGGGGAACTTGTTGCGCTCCGCGACGGCCTTGGCCACCGCACGCTGATCGCGCATGAGCTTCTTGTACTGGCGAGCGGTGAGGCCACGCTTGCGCGGCGAGGAATTCGGTGAGACGAGCGGGCCGGTGACCGGACCATCGCCGTTGGAGTAAAGCTTCATCGTGAGAGGACGGAGCGGGCTGCTCATATACGAAACCCCATTTTCTTTGCCAGGAGTGAGTCGAACTCGCCGAGCTTGACAGCGAGCAGGTTGGCGTCGCGCATCGCTTCGTCCCAGTCTTTGTACTGGTCCACGAGGCCGCCGTTGTAGATGATTCCCCAGCCGCAGCGCACTTCTCGCCCGGTCGGCTTACGCCTCCAGAGCGCCTTCACGCGCGGCCTGGGGATGCTACGGAGCCACGATGATGTTGCCTTTCGCCGGCGGAGTGAGGATGCCATGTTGAGGGGCCGCCTTTACGAAGGAGAATTGCATCGACTGCGGACTGAACAAGATCTGCGGGTTGAAATTCGCAAGGCGCGCCTGAAACTCCTGAAAGCACTTCTTGCACTTGAACACGGCGTTGGGGATGCAGAGGATACTGGCGAAATCGCCGACGTTGACCTGCACCTTCATCATGTTCGGTGGAATATCCATCTGCCCGTCGCAACCTGCGTCCGGGCATTTGACCTGAGTTTGCTGCTCCATCTTTCACCGCTCCTGAGGTGGTAGTGGCCCGTTCTGTTGCCAGGTGGGCCAATCCCCGGTCGCTGTTTAGGCGGCCATCTGAAGAGCAGGCGCACTCTTCGCGGCGAACGCGAGGAGCTTGCCCATCTTCGGGCTGTCAGTTTTGCTGGCAGTTGTGTTTTCCGTGTCCCGTGTCGTGGGCCACAGCATCCGGCACGAAGGCTGGCTTCGTCAGTCCCGTCGAAACCTTGGCGGGCCCTCATGGTGGACCCGGCGAGAATCGAACTCGCGTCCGAGGCTGCATCTCCCAGCTGTTGACGTGCGTAACTGCTTCGCGGTGGGGTGATTCATGAGGAGAAACCAGCGCCCGGAGACGTTCGGAAAACCCGTCGGCGTATTCCACGCCGCACCACAGCCCCACCGCAAAATTGGGGGCGGCCGGTAGGCACGCCCTCCACCACCTGCCCTTTCTAACGGAGGCAGGAAACCGCTCGCCCTCTAGCGACGAGATACGGTGCATTTGCTACGGCTGCACGAGACCGCTCCCGGGCACCTGTTTGGCGGTCCGGTCGAGCTTTCACCACGTGGAACATTTGTGGAAAACTATGTGCTACGGTCGTTCGATGGCCACCTGCTCGAAGTGCAATCGCCCCCGTGCCCGCCACTCGAATTCCTACTGCCTCGTCCACAAAGCGGAGAAGGCCCGCGAGTGGCGTCGAACTCACCCTGCGACCGCCGTTGGGCAGGTGGCAAAGCGAAAGAAGTAATGCGCGCGGCCGCTCAGGAGCAACGCTCAATCCGCGGCTCAGTACCGCGGAAAGCGCCGGCCGAGTCAACGGCAAACGGCCGCGCACCTGTTAGGCCACGCGAGAGATCTTGAATCCACTCTCAAATTCGCGTCGGCTCATCCTGCGTATTGCTCCCCCTCGGTATACCTTCGCTGGCCACTCAACATCGTCCGACGACAGCACCGGCAGTGGGATGCACCGGCAATTCGGTGCGTCGCCCGCTGCGTAATGGCCCAGCTTTGACTTGATGCCCACCAGCGCTTCGGGTGCCGGTGGGTCGCCCCATGGCACCAGCACGCCGTCCATGTGGCGGTGGCTGTAGCGCACCCGGGCGTCGCCGCCGGTGTGCCAGATGTAATAGCGCAGGCCCAGTTCGTCGCTGCGGGCCTTCGTGACGGCCGTTGCCGCCTTGCTGGTCTCCGTGCGCGCGATCAGCCGGGCCTTGTTGATTGCCAGGCGCGGCATACGCTGCGTCATATAGCGAGCGATGGCCTCGGGCCGTTCACCGGCTCGCTGCATCGCCCCAATCTCGTCCGTCATCATGTGGCGCGTCTCGCGGGGGATACTGCCCACCAGCTTCGCGTTGTCCCGCACGATGCTCCGCAGCTTCGCTCCCACCGGCCCCTTCAACTCGTGGGCCAGCAGGTCGTGCAATTCCTGCCCGCGGCCGCTGTCGCGCACCGCCTGCCGCCAATTGCGTGCGGTGGATTCGGCCACGCCGGTCACCATGTTGCGTGACGCTAAGGCGGCATACTCCTCGAGGAAGCTGGTCGCCTTCTCGAACTCATCCAGCGCGCCCTGCAGGTGGGCCATAGTGGAGCTTGGTGGGACCCGCAGGAAGCGATTGATAATGGCCTCTAGCTGGCGGCGGTAGTTGTCCTCGATTCGCCGGGCCAGAGTGATCTTCATGCGCGCTGTACCGCCTTGGGTGGCATTTGCTTCACGCCAGGCCGTGGAGGCGGCTGCCCCGGCTTGGCAGTCTTCGCAGGCGCCTGCTGGTGCATCCGGGCCATGGTGATGATTGCAACGTCGTCATCGCCGATGATGCGCGACAGCAACGACTCGCCCTTCACCATCATCGGCTTCACCACGCAGCAGTGAGACCGGAGCGCCACCGGGATGCTGCCTAGAATCTGGCACTGCACGCTGGTGAAGCGGGCAGCCTGCGTCCCGTCGCCGGTGTCGATCACCCACGGCTTCGTGGGCGCGTTGGTCACATCCGGCGAGTACCGGACGCGATAAAGCGTCTTCGGTTCAGTCAGCATCCGACTTCTTTCCCTTGCTCGACTTGCCAGCCTTCGCTGGCGTCTCCGTTGGGTCGTCCAGTTCGTCGCCCGGGGAATCCGGTGAAGCGGTGGCGAGGTCCATCTGCGAGATCACCTCGTCCTCCGCGTCGTTGATGTTCTTGTCCGAGATGTTGGTGCCGACCACGCCGACGATCTTGCCCAGCTGCTTCGCATCGAGTGCTGCAGCCTTCTGGGTGACGATGCCCGCGTTGTAGAGTTCCACGATTGCGGCGACACCGTCCTTCGCCAGTTCGGCCTTCTCTTTCTCGGTGAGGACGCGCACGCTCGGGAATGTGAAGTCGAGGTCGTCGGAGATCTCGCCAAACAGGCTCATCGAGATCACCGGGTAAAGCTTCTCCAGCTGCGGCCGTAGCTCCTCGTCCTGGGCCTGCGCGATGCGCTCTTCGTACAGCTGCTCGTCGGCATCGTTCGTCTGACCGAGGCCGGAGATCGTGCGACCGAATAGGCGGGACACCGGCATGCGAGCCGCACCTGCAATGTCGAGTTGAAATTGCTGGATGACGTCGGCGACGCCACCGAAGGTGTACTGGTGCGACTCGAGCTTGCCCTCCTCGGGGAGGATGAGCATCGACTGGTTGGACAGCAATTCGTTCTGCGCCTGCATCTGCAGGGCGAAATTCGCTGCGGCCTGTCCTCCGCCGGTGGACCCGCTCATCAGCTGGGCCAGGCGAGGGTTGACCTGCGTGAGAATCTGCGCGCGGAAGAGAAGCTGCAGCACAGCCCACGACATGTTGTCGCGCTTCTTGATCTCGTCGTAAACGACCTCGAGGACGCTGATGCCCCAATACTGCGCGGTCGCTGTCTCCGGCCGCGGTACATCCGGCCCGCAGAAGCGCAGGATGCGCGAGCAGTGGACCCTGAACGCTCCGCCACGTTCGGGCGAGCAGCGGTAGTATTCCGGCAAACCGAAATCCGCCGGCCGCTTGATGTCGGTGCAGATCTCGCCATCGGGCGTGATGCCGCTCCAGCGGTCGAAGGTGATCAGCCCGCGATAGGTGCCGGGCATGATGCTGTCGAGGTCGAGCGGCTGCTCGAGGATGTCTTCCTGCCCGTCGATCACAATCAGGCAGCCACCGCCGCCATAGAGATTGGCCCACTTCAACGCCGTCTGGATGCGCTGGCGCGTGAGCGAGCGCACGATCTCGCGGTCGAACGCTTTCACGTCGTCCGGGTCCATATCGCTCGAGTTGAGCTTGGCCCATGCGCGGGTCATGTCCTGCGCTGGCCCCTCGACGATGCGCCGGGCAATCCAGTGGTTCCGGTACAGCGTGAGCATCAGCCAATAATCGAGAGAGCGACGCTCGAGGATGTACTCGGTGCCCTCAGCCAGGCTGGGCGTGAACGCACCCATGCGCGCTGCCATATTCGAGAACGTGTCCATGCCCTTCGAATCGACAGCGGTCGATACGCCGAGGCTCTGCATCGTCTTCAGGCCGTTGCGTTTCGCTGCGGCTTGGATGCGATGGGCGGCGGCCTTCGCTTGAGTGACGGTCTTTTTGCTCATGCGGCCAGTCTCCATTCGTCGACCATGGTGTGCACGAAATAGCGCCCGGCGTCCGGTCCGTGGTCATTCGCTTTGATTGGCTCTTCTTCGCCCAGCTTGGCCTTCTTGTCGTTCCACGAATACGTCTGGAACTCCTCGATGGTGCGCGGGCAGAATCGGCTGTTGAACATGAGCTTGCGTTGCTGCATCAGGCTGGCGGTCTTGCGGATGCCGTCCAGCACGTCGTTCTTTGCGGGGATGACATTGTGCCCGCGGTTTTGAAGCTCGACCCGGAAGCTGGCGGCCGATGGGTCGACGATGATGCCGAGCGGACGGTGGCCAGGCCGACGCCCACCGGCGATGAAGCGTTCGAGGTCATCGGCATATTCCATATCCGTCTTCTGCCGGTTTTCCACCTTGGAGTCCCAGTAGTATTCCCGGTCGCAGTAGTATGCGAGGTCGGTCTTGCGCGCTTGCCCTTGCCCGTCCCAAATGTCGAGGAACACGCATGGGTTGGTGGTGCCATAGTCGACAGCGATGTAGCGGCCGCCGTTTCCCTGATCGCTGAACAGCCCCACGGGTGTGGTCGTCTCGTCGTAGAACGGGTCGACCTCGAGCGCATCGCGATAGATGACGCCCTCGGCGATCACCCACAAGCCGAGGATGTACCGCTGGTGGAAGACGCCGCTGAAGGAGCGCTTCAGCTGGTCGATCTTCGCTTTCGACAGCGACATGTTGTCCTCGAGCGTGAAGTGCTCACTCCAGAGGTCGCCGTTGGCCCGCTTCTTCGGGTCGTTCAGGAACTTCTTCTTCAGCCAATGGAGCGGCGAGTCCGGATTGCACGTCCCATAGAGCCGCGCGCCGGCCGGTGACATACGGGTGAGGAGCATGTCCCACGCCGACTCGGGAATCTTCGTGGCTTCGTCCACGTACACGATGCCCGCCGTCATACCCTGAATCTTCTTCTGCGCGCCTTCGTCGGCCGCGCCGATGACGTGCCACTCGACGCCGTTGATGAACAGCTGGCCGCTCTGCTGGTTGTATCGGTAGTTATTTGGGCCGAGGAAGCGAAACAGGTCGGAGAGGATGTTGCGGTATAGGGACGACTTCGACACGCCGATGATGATGCGCAGGCCCGACACGCGGTACTTGTTCAGCTGCAGCAGCTTCGGAATCATCGCCCAGGTCTTGCCCGAACGCACGCTGCCCTCGAGGATGTTCAGCCAGGCATCCTGCTGCGGCGTGCGCTTAATAAACCGCATGGCCTTCGGTGGGAACGGTGCCATATCAATCGGCATGCTGGGTCTCGTCGGCCACCGGCTCCTCGGGAGCGGGGAGGTTTGCGTCGATCTCGTCTTGGCGGTTCAGAATCACCTCACCCATCATCAGGGCGTTGGACAGAGCGTCGATCTCACCGGCACCCTGCTCGGACCCAATCGGGTGGTCCTTGTAGCCTAAGACGTTCTTAGACAGGAAGATAGCTGCTGCGACTTTGTCCGCTTTGGACATGCGATACAGGTCGCGGCGCACGCTGATCTTCCGCAACTCGCGTCCTTTTTTTATGACCTCTTCAAAATTCCGATAGAGCGTGGGCCATGAAACCTTGAGGAGGGCGACGATTTCATCGTTGGTGCAGTCGATGGCGCACAGCCCCTCGAGCATCTCAATGTCGACCTTCTTGCGTGGCCGACCGGCACCTGTGTGGGGTGGGAGCGGGGCAGGTGCTTCGTCAATCTCTTCGTCGACTTCAATCCACTCGGGCATGGCGGGTCGCCTTCTGTCCGGTCGCCGCTTCCCATCTGGCTACGATAACGTCAACGTAGCTGGGATTCAGTTCTATCGTGTGGCAGACCCGGTTGGTCTTTTCGCATGCTATCAGCGTCGTGCCTGACCCACCGAATGGGTCGAGGACAATATCGCCTGCCTGCGAGGAGTTGCCGATGGCGTACTGGATGAGCGCGACCGGCTTCATGGTCGGATGCTCGGAGGAGCGCTGTGGGCGGTCGAAGTTCCACACGGTGGTTTGCTTGCGATCTGAAAACCAGCGATGTGCTGCGCCAGGCTTCCAGCCGTAGAGGATTGGCTCGTGCTGCCACTGATAGTCGCCGCGGCCGAGGACGAGAGTTTGCTTGACCCAGATGAGGACGCTGGCCAGCTTGAAGCCTGCCTCGTCGAACGCTGTGCGGAAATTGATTCCTTCCATGTCAGCGTGGCACACATAGATTCCGGCGCCTGCGTGCATCACGTCGATCATTCGGCCGAAGGCAGCGCGCAGGAAATAGAAGAACGCGCGGTCTGACATTTTGTCATTCTCGACCTTGAGTTGGTCGGCCGTTTTTCCGGTGTAATCCACATTGTACGGCGGGTCGGTGACGACGAGGTCAGCGCGCTTGCCGTCCATCAGGCGCTCGAGCGATACGCCGTCGGTCGCGTCTCCGCAAATGAGGCGGTGATTGCCGAGTGTGATCAGGTCGCCCGGCCTGGTGATGACCTCGTGCTGTGGCTCCGGCACTTCGTCGTCGTCGATGCGAAGCTTCACCGGCGCGCGGCCGAGAATCTGGTCCAGTTCCGTCTTCTTGAAGAACTGCGACAGATCGACTTTGGTTTCAATCGAAGCCAGGACGTCGGAGTCCCACGACATTGAGACTTCGGAGGCGCGATTGTCAGCCAGCGCAAGCTCCTGCGCTTTGACGTCTTCTGCGAGGTCCAGATCGGTGCGTTGGACGA